GTGCTACATCCACGGGGACCCGGTGACAGGGGCAAAGTTCGGGGTGTCCCTCAATGGGGGCGACCTCACCGTCACGAATAGCTATCTCTCCGATATCAAGGGGAAGGGCCAGGACGCGCAAGCCTTGGTCGGGACGAATGGGCCGGGACCCTTCCTCATCCAGAACAACTACCTCGAAGCCGCCGGCGAGAATGTGCTTTTTGGCGGTGCTGACCCCAGGATTCCCGGTCTCATTCCGACCGGGATCGTCATCACCCATAATCTGTTCTCCAAGCCCCTGAGTTGGAAGGGGCAGGGGTGGAACATCAAGAATGACCTGGAGTTCAAGAACGCGCAGAACGCTCACGTTTTCGGCAACATCCTCGAGAACTCATTTGTGGCGAACCAGTCGGGGTTTCTCCTGATGGTGACGCCGAGAAATCAGAGCGGCGGGTGCCCGTGGTGTACCGTACAGAATGTCGAGGTGGATCATAACGTCTTCCGGCATGCCTACTCGTGGGTGAATATTCTAGGGCTGGATGACACGAAGGACAGCTCGGGGGTTGTGCGGCCGAGTGTTCGTGTGCAGGGGATCAACATCCACGATAATCTGGCCTACGATATCGGGACCGCCACGTATGGCACGGGCACCTCGTTCGGGGTGGCGGTGAATAATGGACCGGTGAATGTGAGTATCATCCACAATACCCTCGCCGGCACGACGAGTGAGTTCCTCACCCTCACGCTCGGGGTCTCGGGGGTGCTCCCGGTGAATCTCCAATATACGTGCGATGTGGTGCCTGAAGGGGCGTATGGGATTGCTGGCTCCACGACAGTAGGCGCCCCCTCTTGGACAGCCGGGGTGGACCCGACGAGCACGTTCGACTACAACGCCATTTTACCGGGGGGGCTCCGAAAGATTGTCTACCCCGGCGCGCAGACCCGACTTGGGGCGTATACGTTCGATACGACGTATACCATGACTCCTGCGCTGACGTGCGCAGACGGCAAACCGGCTGGGGCTGATATCCCCGCCGTCGTCACGGCAACGGGCGTGACGTTCTGATGGAGAGACCGATGAAGAAGATCCTCGCCCTCTCACTCTTCTTGCTGCTCGCGACGATGAGCTGCAAGAGTCCAGTCATCGAACTGGAGGCCCAGACCCTCCCCTATAACCTCAAAGCGGGATGGGACAACAACCCGGCGACCGACAACGTGCTGAATTACAGTGTGTATGTAGACGGACAGAAAGCCGTCACGGTCGACAATGCGACCGCTTGCACCCCGGCCGGCTGCTCCACCATCGTGCCTATTCAGACAGCGGGGCAGCACACCATCTCGGTTCTCGCCACAAACCAATACGGGGATAGTCCCATCGCGGGCTGCACGAGCTGTGCCTTCACCATCAATCTGACGGTGCCCACAGCGGTCAAAAATGCGAGGATTGTGCCCTAACCTGAAGTCAAAAAAGGGTTTGACGCCAACCCCACCACACGATACAATGGTCGCTCCGACCGAAGGGAGGAAGGGGGTCTGGGGGGGATCTTGGAAATCCCCCCTCGATTACCCTGGTTCGGCCTGATCCTTTGACCTTGGAATCGATATCGTCGCCGGCTCGCCCTCGTGCTCAAGATAGTGCCGCCCGTCTCGTACCTTCCGCATTTCTGCCAGCCACCGCAGCGCGTCAGCGAGTGAGAGCGAGCGATAGCATAGGTGTCGGTATCCGCTCGGCAGCAGTCGGATGACGAGGACGCTCATGAGCGGCGACCGAGCCCGTGCGGCCGGAGCGGGTTCGATCGGTGCGCAGCGTGGCCGTCGTTTGTCCAGCGCGATCCGGAGCGCGGCTAAGCACTCATCGACGGATCCGTGCACACCCTCCTCGCCGCAACTCCAGCAGACGGGCGCAGTGGTCGTCACCCGCGTGGCGCCCTTCGCGCCTCACGCCAGCGTTGCTCGCAGTGCTCCCGATACCCTGGGACTTCCGTCCAGAGCTGTTCCGCTGGCGCAGGCGGCGCCGCCTCGCTCGGCTGAACATCGGCGGTGGATGGCGGTTCGACGACCGTTGTTCGCTGTCGTTCCGGCGCAATGAATTCTGTGGGCGCTCCAGGTCGCGTCAACGTATCGGCGTAGATGCGGACCGCGCCGCCAGCGGTTCTGCAAAAGGCCACTTTCCCCGTCGCCAGCCAGTTGTAGATGGAGCGCCGCGAGACGCCGACCTCCTGACAGGCTTGCTCGATAGTGATGATGCGCCGCATGGCTACTCCTCTTTCAGCGTCAGACTCGTCGGAGGACGCACGAACGTGCCGACAGCAAACGCGGGCGTTTCGTTCCCGGCGATGTCCTTAGCCCTCGGCTGGAACCTCGTTATAAAAGCGTCGAAGCTCCTCTTCCTTGCGGCGTTTCTCCTCTTCTTGGAACTCCCGCACAATTGCCGCCGGATCGGGCCTGAGCGTCCCTTTTTCCCGCTTCTGAATGCGATCTTTCAGGCTATGCCATTGGGTGTGGCCGGCATACGCCACGAACTCCCCACCGCCGAGCGTCACGAACTCGACGCGGATGTTCCCCAACTCATCAGCCTCAAACTTGTCCTCGGGGTAGATCGTCATGTCTTGCGTGCCCCCCGAGAATCCCACCGATAATTCTCGGATGGTAATCTCCTCGTATTCTTTCACGGGACGTAGGGGGGAGCCAGGGGTCTCGGGATCATCAGTCATATCGCCTCCAAAGTGTAATCGATTACACTGTGGTATCCTACACCAACACAAGGAGACGGGCATGGCCGGAAAGAAGCAGAAGCCGCTTCAGGAGACACGAGCCTACCAACGTCGGCAGGAGGCGATTCTCAAACAAAAGAAGAAGCGAGAGGCGGCCCGAAAGCAGAAAGAGGTGGCCCGTCAAGCGACCAAAGCGGCCATTCACGAGGTCGCGGAACAGGCATTTGGGGAGCATGGGCTCACGCCGGCACGGCTGGAGGCCATCTCGGCGGTGATTGTCGGACCAGACGGGGGGGAGGTCAGCGTCACGAGCGGCCGACAGCTCAAGATGCTCATCAATCGGGCTCGTGAGAAGTTCATGAAGAACGCTGAGAACTATATTGACATTCATGCCGCCTCAACACGACTGGCACTCACGGCCGGGGAGTTCGATGTGGCCGCCCGACATGCCGAGTGGGCCATTGAGGCATTTGGAGACGATGAGGATCGGGTGGTGACGAGACCCCTGCGGACGGCCCAACCGCAGACGACGCCCCTCGTCGTGGGGGTGAACCTGGGCGGATTGGCGAACCGCAAATGAAGCGTCCGACGATCACCCCCGTTGACTTCTACGACTACCTGCTCAAACGGAATTATACCGAGCATGAAGTCTTGACATGGCGGGGTATTCACCCCGGTATCTACGCGAATCTCCCCCCGATTGAGCAGCTCCCTCGGCTCTCCTTTCAGCTCGCCCCCGGCATCGAAGATGTCATGTATGGGCCGACACGGGTCCAACGGCTCTTTCACGGTACCACGAAGGAGAATTGTCTCATCGAGGGGCCGAGAGGCACGGGCAAGTCGCTGGCGATTCGGATGGACGCGCACATGTATTCGCGCGAGGTCCCCGGCTGGAAATACCTCGTCATCCGCCGCAAGCTGACGGACCTCAAGAAGAGTCATCTCATCTTCATGCCGGGGGAGATGGACAAGTTGGGTGGGCGGTATAACCGCACGGATAATATCGCCTACTACCCGAACGAGAGCATCGGCTTTTTCTCCTATTACGAACATAACGACGACTGGACGAATCTCCTCTCCGCCCAATACGACGGCATCTACATCGATGAAATCACCACGTTCACCTGGGACATGGTGACGAAGATCGCCTCGTGTCTCCGGTCCTCTGAAGACTCGGGGATGATTGCGTTCTTGAAAGGGGGCACCAATCCGCTCGGGGTGGGCGCGCAGGAGGTCAAGAAATACTACATTACCAAGAAGGTTCGGCCAGAGGATGACCCCGAATATGACCCCGACAATTATGAGTGCATCCACACCACGAAAGAGGATAACCCCTACCTGAATTGGGACGCGTATTCCCGCCGTCTGGGGGGCCTCAAGAGCGAAAAAGTGCGACGCGCGTGGCTCGGTGGCGAATGGGTGAATGAGGGCACGTATTTTACCGAGTGGTCACCCTCCCGGAATGGCCGCCCGTGGCACATCATTAAGGAACTCCCCACCATTCGAGGACGGTCTCTCCTCAGTCAACCGTGGGTGAAGATTTACCGTTCGCTCGATTGGGGATTCCGTCCTGACCCCGCCGTCTGCCACTGGTATGCAGTCCTCCCGAAAGGGAACGCCATCGCGTTTAAGGAGCGGACGTGGCGAGAGACCGTCGCGAAGAAGGTCGCGGAGGCCATCAAGCGGGAGTCCGAGGGGATGCGGATTATCGACACCTTTGCGGACCCCTCCATCTTCGCCAAACGGGGTGAGGACGAGGACCGCTTCTCGATTGGGGACACGATTGAGAGTAATGGCGTCCCGCTCACCCCCTCTGTGAATGACCGGACCCGATTCGGCTTCGCAATTTGTGATTGGCTGAACACGATTATCTGTGAGCAGGAGCCCACCGAGGAGGAGGAGGCCGAGGGTGTTCTTGAGATGTCTTACCCCAAACTCCAAGTGCTGGATGAGGTAGGTCGTCTCGGATGCCCCGAGCTGATCCGCACGATCCCGGATATCCTCTCCGACCCGAAGGATGCGACGAGGATTGCAGACGGCGGCGAGGATCATTACGTCGTTTCGCTCGCCTATTTCTGTATGGGAGACGCCATCCCGTCCCGAGACCCGGAGCGCCCCTCCAAGCCCCGGTGGTTGATGTCCAAAGAGGAGTTCGCAAAATCCTTTTCTAATAGACTTGACGAAGTGTAATCGATTACACTTTGCCGGTCGGGTGGATGATGACCCTAAGACGGAAGCGGATGGAGATCGGCGCGGAAGCGCCCAGAGACCTATCCGTGAGAGGGGTTGCCGTGGAGCGAGTGGCCACAGGTCACGAAGCGATAATACGGCTGGAACCGTCGCGGCCACCCGACACCCGAATATGAGGAGCCAGCTATGGACTTGACCACCTCTCAACCTGCCATGCCGGAAGGCGTCAACCCGATGCCAACGAGTGGTATGGGGGATCTCTACGGCATCAAAGAGAAGGCCGAGGACCCGAAGGACAAGCTCACTAGGGATATTGAGAAGCACTTCAAGTCTCAAGCCGAGCTGGCCGACCGGAACAAGAAGGACTATCACTACATCTGGAAACGGAACGTCCAGCTCCGGCAGGGGAATCCGAACGACTCCTATACCTCCCAGGTCGTTCAGAATGCCGACGACGACTACCAGTCCGAACTCAATCCCGACTGGTATCTCACGAAGTCCAAGGTGGCCGACCTCTTCAGTCAGACCCCCGGCGTCCAACTGGAGCACATCAACGTCAAGTTCAGCCCGGCTGTCGGCCCCTTTGCCAAAAGCATCAACTACGAGCTGGGGGAGAAGCGGTGCCACATCGGGGCCGCGATGTATGAGGTGTTGAACGATGTGGTCAACGCCTCTGGGATTGGCGCGATCCACGTCGGCTACGCTGCTCGGTTCCAGGACAAGGAAGTACCGAGAGCAGATACCGCGATGCTCCCCCCCGAGGTCAAGGAGCAAATGCTGAAAGCGGGCACGCTCCCGATGGAGACGGTGCCGGAGGTGGTGGACTACCGCTTCTTTACACGTCGGCTATCCCCCGACGATATTCTCTGGCCGGCGGGATTCACCTCCTCCGATTTCGATCTTGCGCCGTGGTTGGGGGAGAAGATCAAGACCTCCGGTCCAGAGGCCAAGGCGGAGTGGAAGCTCTCCGATGAGGACATGGAGCGGCTCAACTCCGACGAGCCCTCGAAGGATGAGACGCTCAACACTAACAAGGAAGCCAACACGAAATCGGAGATGAAGATCGTTCGGGGGAAACGCATCTTCTACTGGCGCTATCGCGTGGACCCGGACTGCCTCTACTTCAACGAAATCTGGGAGATCGTGTGGTTGGACGGCATCGACAAGCCCGTCTATCACGACAAGTGGAAGGGCCAGAAGTTCGACGAGCAGGCCAAGAAATACATCGGGTCCTGCAAGCTCCCGATTCGTATCTGCACGATTACCTACATCACCGACAATGCCGTGCCCCCTTCGGACACGCAGGCGGGGAGGCCGCAAGTCAATGACCTCCGTCGGTCCCGTAGTCAGCTCATGCAGAATCGGGCGTATTCGACGCCGCTTCGGTGGTTCAATACGGACAAATCCGACCCGACGATGCACAGTCTCCTCATGCGGGGACAAGTGCAGGGGATGATCCCGGTGCAGGGGGATGGGCAGAAAGTC